CGACCACTGTCATAAGAGTGGTCTCGGACGAAGAAAAAGTCTTTTGTAAAACAAGACGTTCTCTCCCTAAAATCTGAGATGGAGTTTGGTTCCTGAATGGAGACTCGTCATGGGAGACGGGTATTCTAGGAACAAAAGAAGAAACTTTCACCTCTTCTGTAACAAACTCAGTTAAACCGTTTTCGACGGCTGGCGATGTAGTAATTGTATCCAATGAAGTCGCAATCTTGCAGGCGATAATGACACTACTTGGCAGATTAATCAAGCAGTATCTCGAAAATGGTGAAAAGTGAGACGCGATCCGTTTTCCTCACCAAAGAAAACGTCCATGCATTTCTCACGAGATGCCTATTATACTGAGGCCAGTTTGGATGCTTTTAAAGCCATCCCAAGGCTATTGTGAAATTTAACAATAAAGTATTCCATCAGCAAACCGCTGATGATACTCATCAAAAGTCTTAGCAGTCCATGGTATACCGTATTGCTTACAGTACTTCCATAAATGCAATTTTTCCTTTTCAAACCGATCTCTACCATAATGATAAAATTCCATGCATGCTTGTTCAACATTTATAGCAAGTTGTTGTTCTATAGACACGCCGCGCTGAGGCTTACGTATCCATAAAACCATCCCGTGAATGGAATCGAGAGAAAGAGGAGCATGAGTTCCATGATTCTTTTGAAACTTACGACACAAAAAATCAATTTCGTTCCATTCAAGGTAATCATCTAAACATGCGCTTTTTCCGGGGGTAGTGTAAGTCATTCCAAAATTATCTCGAATAAACTTTGACATACGAGGCATAGTAAAATATCCTTTAAGCTCGGGGTGAACACAACCGGCATTGTCATCTCCGTAAAACCCGCGACGAAGAAAGTCTTGAACACCAGTAAGCAGTTCAAGCTTTCGAGGAGACTGCTGGAAATCCGTATTAATAACAAAGCGATAAAACCAATTACTCATTGAACAATTTCCAAAAGAATTGAGGAAACCAGTCATCCATTGCCCTGAACCATTTGCAAAATTCATGAAATAAACTTCACTGGTTATTATAAGAAGAGGTCCAACTGATGCCATAGTTATACAATGTAAGTACCAATTCATTTTGGAGTCTGTCCATTGCACATACCACCGAACAGCTACTGAAAGACCATAAGCAAAAACCTGGCGTATACTTGTATCAAAATTAGAAAAATCTCCTGCGAAATATGAGCCCCCGGGAAGAGACTGCAATTTCTTTCGAAGAAATTCCCATTCATTACCATGAGGGTTGATACCAATGCAAACGTCAGAAGTAGCTCGATGGGCTTTCATGAAGTCAATGACGTCGCCCATTATCATAATGGTTGTTATAAGAAAAACAATACAACCCACATAGAAAAGACGAGTCTTACCTGCATAAACACGAGGTAAATCTCG